AAACTTACAGCTTCTTTCTCGCAAAACGGGATGTCGAGGCTGATCAAGGGTGAGTTCTATAGGTTCTGATCATCTTCAAAGGCTCCTTTGAAACTTTTAGTCTCGGCGTGCACGCTCTTCTCCACGCCGAGATATCTGTTTGTCGTAGACACATCCGTATGCCGTGCCTGGTCCCGGGCTATCACTATACCCTCTGAATTGGCAAGATCGCGGATGCCGGTGTCTTTCAGACTGTAGAACTGATACTCTTTACCCCATCCTAATTTCTTTCGCATCCGAACCCATCGCTTGTTGAACTGGTCCGGTCCCGCTTTCTCCGGATTTGGCGCAAATCCCTTGCCGAACAGATACCAGTCTCCGGGACTGCAGAATGTGTCAAGGTCTATCATCATCCGGATGATCGTCTCGTTTAATCCGACATATCCGTCGCGCTTGTTTTTGCTGAATTCTTTCGATATGAACACCCGCTGCTCTTTTATCTCTATGTCACGGAGCCGGAGATTGCTAAGCTCTGTCGGACGTATGAATGTGAAATATTCCATCATTACCGCAAGCAGGAAGTGTGGATCTTCCTGCTTCAGATGTCGGTGCAGCTTTCGCATCATCTGCTCTGTCAGAGGTTGACGAAACTTCGAGTCTTCAGGAAGCTTGGGAATCCCTTCAGCCGGATTACTGTCGATGTATTTCCGATGTACCATGAATTCCCCGAATGCGGAACACCATCCTTTGTAATTGTTGCGCGTTCTCGCCCCGCTGTCGCGGTCGAGCAGCACCCAGTCAAGAAAATCTATTACAAACGCCTTGTCGTACTGGTACGCGTATCGTATCGGCTGGAGCCTTGTGGAATTGTATTCCTCAAGTATGTTGCAGCGCGAGTTATAGCACTGCTGTGTTTTCTTCCGCCCTGTCCTCCCTATGTATTCCTTGTATTTCTCGATGATTGTCTCTATCGGGGTGAATCCCCGGCTCGTTGCCGCGTCACACCATGGATTCCACCCGCTCAACAGCTTTTCTGTCAATGTACTTATCAGTACATGTGCATGTCGCCTCTGAGCAACTTTTGTTGATATGTGGTCAAGATGGATCTTTTTGCGGCGAAGCTCACCGCGCATCGGATCATACGCGTAAAAATCAACATATACTTTCTTCCCGGTGCCGTGGAAGACGGGTAACCTGTACCCTATTATTTCACTGTCCGAATTGCGTCGCCGGAGGGGCAAATTTTTTTTTGACATATCGAATTTTTCTTCCGAAAAACCCAACGTGCCGGTTACTTTTTTTCTCGCATTGCCGGAATCTCTTTCCCGATTCCGTCTACAACGCGTCTATACTCTTCTTAAAGAAAAACGCCAACTATCTGTCTATTAGATAATTAGCGTCATTTCAGCGGAGAGACAGGGAGCCTTAAGTAACATTTCACGTTGGCGTTCGTTCTGTTTTACAATTATTTATAAATGGAATTTTCCATTTTTATGTTACTTTTCGTCTATATGCCGTCTACATTTATATATCAACTCCCGCCTTTTGACTCAATATCTTTATCAGTCTTTCTTTCTCCTTAATGAGCTTGTCTTTTTCGGCGAGAAGAGCTTCATATTGTTTTATATTCTGACCGATATTTACTTGAGCATCGCCAATTAGCGTCTGGTTGTTTATCTCTCCTATGGTGTATTTTTCTGATGGCCAATCATCGAAGAAATAACCAGGCGACACTTGTATCTCCTTGCATATTTTCTCCAATAATTGTGCATCAATTGATTCACGATGCATCAATTGGTTAAAACGACTCGGATCCATCTCTAAATTACGAGCTATCCGTCTCTTTACCAATTGTTTCTTTTCGATTATGTGGTAGATCTCATTCCCTATGTGTTTCATATTACATTGTTAATATTTGTTAAATATGTATTATTATATACATACTTATGTATTATTTTATAACTTTGCATTTGTAAATATAATTATTTGTTTCTATAATTCAAAGTTTTATTTATGGCAAAAGTTAAAAAAAGTGTTCGTTCCGCAAACGAAGACGCAATGAAATTCAAGAACTATCTCGACTCTCTTTCTATACGGGATCATGGAAAGATAATTACGGAACTTGCAGATAAATGCTATGTCTCCCGCATGTCCGTCTATCATTGGAAATCCGGGCGGCTTCCTATCAGACCGATTTACAAACATGTGATCGAGGAAGTAATCGGTCGTAAAATTTTCGTCTGACATGCTCTTCCCCCCCCCATTTTTTAATCTTTTACTCAAGCATGCAGTAATATAACCTGTTATGTCATATTCAAAATTTGATATTGATAAAGTCAGAAAGGCAGCTGATATCCGGAACCACATTCCCGGCATCGTTGAAATCAAACGCAAGTCATATGTCCGATGTCCAAACTGCGGTGCTGATGGAGCTGAAGGCATGCTTGTCACTCAGAACTCGAGACTGTCTTTAGCCAAATGCTTCAAATGCGGACACTCCATCAACGGAGCCATTTCGGCGGAAATGGAATTCAGCAATCTGTCGTTTCCGGAAGCCGTAAAGAAAGTGGCGGATTATTACGGAATACCTATTGAGTCAGACGAAGAGAAAAGATCAAATAACATCAGACGCCAATCCGACAGACTCAAGGATTCTTTTTGCGAAGAACAGCTTAAGGCTTCCGGACTCACTGTCGATGACGTGATGGCAAAAGTCGCCACATCCCGAGCCGACGAGTTTGAACTCGTCCCGGCTTTCCGGAAAGGTAGTCTGAATATCAAAGGCGAGCCGAATTTCGATGATGACGAAATGCTCATCTTCTACTACGACCTGTACGGCAACCCCATGAAATACGCCACCCGCGGCGTTGCCGGAGCTTTGAAACAGTATATTCGCATTCGATGGTCTAATCCCGACCTGCATATCGGCAAAGACGGTAAGCCGGCAAAATACATGTCGCCCAAAGGCAGCGGCGTAAGGTTCTACTTTCCTCAGACAATAAGAGACGCATTCCGAGAAAGGAAACACATCGACACACTTATCATTCAGGAAGGCGAGAAAAAAGCCGAAAAAGCATGTAAGCACGGCATTATGTCTATCGGCATACAAGGCATATACAACATCGGGAGCGCACAGGAGGGTCTTATTCAAGACCTTCAGTATCTTGTCAAGGCTTGCGAGATTCGCAATATCGTACTTCTGTTTGATTCGGACTGGGACCATCTTAGTAAAAATCTCCAACCAGGAGACGATATTGACCAGCGTCCGACACAGTTTGCAAAAGCAGCCATTAAATTCAAAACATATGTCGAGACCCTTCACAACAAAGGAACCTCTGTCGATGTATGGTTCGGACACATCAAGGAAACGGAAAAGAACGAGAAAGGCATTGACGATCTTCTCGTCGGCACACTGAAAGGTTCGGAAGACCTGTTGTCTTCCGACATTGCGGAAACCATGAAGACCCATAACGGCATCGGTCGTTATGTCGATATTCATAAAATTTCCGCTCTTACGGATTATCAGATCATGGAGTTCTGGAGTCTCCGGAACAAAGACAGCTTTTTCAAGCGTCATTCAAATCGCTTCGAAGGTCTTTCTCATTTCAGGTTTGGAAAAATTTATTACAAACGCGATGATTCCGGAGAATTTGTCAGGTCATCCACACTTGGGACAGACAATGACTTCTGGGAAGTAAGCTTCAAGGAAAAAGACGGCAAAGAACAGAAAGAATGCCAGTTCAAGCTTCGCGTCGCACTCGCATTCCTTGAGGCAAACGGATTCTTCAAATTCAGATCTCCGGCACTCGGAGACCAGGAATACGGCTTTCTATCGATAGACAACAACATTATCCGTCACATCGGAACATTCGAAATCCGCGATTTCATCTACACCTTTGCCGAACAGAACTGCAGGGACGCAGATGTCCTCGACTACCTTGCCGAAAAACTCGGCTCACTTCTCGGCAACGACAAACTTGAACGTCTCCGGGAAAAGACAGGACTCTACGAATCATTTGAGCCAGAGGTGCAGAACAGATACTATCTGAACGGACAGGTCCGGATAACCCCGTTTTCGGTTGAATTCGGACCGATGCTTCGCGATATCTGGAAACAGAATATCGTTTCACGAAATTTCAAACGCATTCCTGTTATCGAGGGAATCACTTTCGACCCCACAGACGGATTCTGTGTGACTCCTACCGCAGATGGCGAAAAGTGCGAATTCCTCAGATTCCTTGTAAACACATCAAACTTCTGGAGAAATGAACCTGAGCATATCAAACAAAAATTTGAGCAGGATTTCCACCGTCACATCGTAAACAAGATAACCTGTATCGGTTTCCTTCTTGCCGACTATAAATATGCCTCGGAAAGAAAGGCGATTGTCGCAATGGACGCAAAGATGTCAGAGGTAGGGAGATCCAACGGACGTTCCGGTAAATCCATGATAGGCTATGCCGTCGAAAACATGGTGGAACAGACATTCATAGACGGCAAGAAAGTATCTCCGGATGACCCGTATATCTTCTCCGAAGTCAGCGAACAGACAAGAAACATATTCTACGATGACGCACGTACGAACATGAACTTTGAGTCTTTCTTCGCCTCGATCACAGGCAAACTCGCGGTCAATCCCAAACAGATGGCTCGGTTCTCGATCCCCTGGGACCGCGCGCCGAAATTCTACATCACGACCAACCATGCGCTTAATGCCGACTCGCCTTCAGCGTTAGACAGGATATCATTCATTTCCTTCTCGGACTGGTACAACACAGACAACACCCCGCTTATGGAATTCGGTCACAACTTCTTTTACGACTGGGACGAATACCAATGGAATCTCTTCGACAACCTCATGGCGGAATGCACCATGTACTACTTCCGTTCACTGACTCTCGGATGGTCAAAACCCGGATGTGGCACAGTCGCTCCACCCATGGTAGATCTGAAGGCAAGACAGCTGCGGCAGAAAATAGGTGAAGCCTTCCTGCAATGGGCTGAATCATACTTTGACCCGTCAGGCAACAACATAAACAATCGCATCGACAGAAAGAATATGTACAAGGCATTCCTTGAAGATTTCCCCGGGCAACACAAATTTGTTTCCCCCGCTGCGTTCAAGGAAAGACTCAAAGCCTTCTGCGAGCTTAAAGGATTGCACATCAACCCGCACAAGCTCAACGGCGACAAAATCAATTTCCGTACTTGGCACGCAGCCGGCAAGGCAGGTGTTTTCTTCGGCGACCGGGACTCGTCAAACGGCAACGAATATCTCACAATAACAGATACCGGATTTGCAATTGACTCGGCATTCTGAAAACAAATATCAATCTTTAATCATTTGCATTCATCATGAACAGAAAAAATCCATTTGAAATTCTTCGGAAGCCCGGCGTTTGCGGAACTGTCGCCACTTCCGGCTACAACACATCTACAGTTTTCTCACACGGATCATCGCTGGCACTCCAGATACGCACTGCAGAACTTATTTCAGGAGTCTGGGGTTTCGGTTTCCTTCTCATCATTGACAGTCTTAAGCGTGAGATGTTTCCCGGCGAGGGTTCCGGCTGGTTCCTCTCGGAGGAAGACGCGGAACTGTACGCACTCGCCCACATCCGCTACTGCGGCCCCCATTTGCCGGAAGACATGAAATTCGCGGTTGACGTAGCAATTTCCAAACTCAGGAACAAATCCCTTTTCGATGATTAGCGGCAGACATGCAGCGTGACAATGGTATTTTTTAGCTGTATGACATAATCATCAATTATTTATTAAATCTTTAACATTATGAAAAATATTGAAAATATTTCAGATGATCATTTAATTAATGATTCGATCTATCTTGTTGAGTTTTTTAACATCACTAAGTTGCTACGCCATTCTTTTACTATTGTTCCTGATGTTATCAAGAAGAATAGATATTGCATTCTTGCTTATTCTCACACCTCTTTCGATACTGCCGATATAAAACCAATTTATTCTCGTATTTGCGCTGCCCCTTTTTGCGACGACTCTTCCAACTTGGGTCCCCGCATGATAAAGAGTGATTTAACTGCTTCTTCTTTGTATTCTTACCTTTTAGGACTTAGCGATGCTGTAGTCTCTTTTGATATTAGATTTTAGCACTTTTCTTCATATACCTATATAACGCAAGTCACGACAATACTTGTGACTCATTTATGGTATAAATTTCACCTTATTCACATTGTTGGAAGGTATTTTTAGCTGTATGACAAAGGTATCTTTATATACATTCTTACGCGTAAATCACGCGTGAAATACCCGCAATTTAATTCACAAATTTAATAAATCCGTCTTGAGCCTGCAACATTTCAAGACGGATTTATAAATTTTTAACTATCTGTGTATCAATACATACCCATTCAAGACCTCCCCGCACCCCTCCATATGGTATTCCATTGGGCAGCACTGTTGCTCTTCCGCGCAGGAAGCACATCCGTTCAAATCCCATCATCATTTTTCAGGGAGGGGGGCGGGAGGAAATCTCCGGATATCAATTACATACAGACACAAACTTATAGTGCAGCAAGTTTGCATCTTTATATATATATTATTTATAGTTTCTTTTCTATCTTGCGTTATGGAATTTGGCTGCACTTTTGCACTTTCATTTGTTTACAATTGTAAATCAGTTGTTTAGTCAGTGCAAACTCAATTTTTGCACTTGCACTGCCTCTGCACTTTTGCACGGTTGCACTGTCTGCACTGCAAAGTGCAACTCAGTGCAAACCGCTGCACTGAGTTATTCTGTTGATTTATTGTTATTTACACACCATCAGTGCAAAAGTGCAACTGCATCTCGTCTCAGCAACAAACATACATGAATCATTTTTATCACATTTATGTTTGTGAAAATCCATATTCAACCCCCTTTTAATCTCACTTTAATTGTTTGCTATTTAATATTTTACTTGTGATTTTTCGTTATTTTTTATACCTTTGTGTTGATTTAATGCTTTTTCATTTACTTATTCATCCACATCTTATATGTCTGATATCACTCTTTCCTTTCAATGCGAAGACTACCTCCGGCAATGGTTTATCCATATCAACGGAGGATCAAGCCCTGTAAGGCTTAAGAAAAATACACCAGAATCAAATTGTCTTCAATTCGCCCTCAGATCAAAATCCGAAAACATAAGCTCTCCAGAGATAGCCGGAACTCCTCTTGTCGTTTTCATCCCATGCTTCAGGTTCAAAAATCCCAAAGACTACAACTCCATTACCGAGACAGGACGGAAAATGTTTCTATCCATACTCAGGATGCGGTTTGATGAACAGATCTGGTACGACCTGCATTCAATATACAACTTCGGCATTCCTAAAGAAGATCTGATATATACATGGATGGAATCTCACGGCATAGATCCGACAGAAAAAAATTTCAATGCTGTTGCAAAACGGCTGCAAAGACTAAGATCAAGGACACTGTCAAAAGTCAGAGTCAGAAACTTTCGTAAAAACTCAAAAAAAAGAGATTGATTTCAACCCCCTCTTTTTTATAATGTAACGCATGTAACCATTGTAACGGATGTAACGCCTATGATTGATACTGTCAATTTCTTAATTCCAGGGCTCGCAAGAATCGCATACGTAAAATGCTCGGATCTTCCACGCCACATTCGCCGGATGGCTCAGGCAGGAATGATTCCCACCGTATCTGTAGAATCTGCTGACATTGATTTCTTCGGAGATTCGAAACTCGAATTCTCCAGATCCAAAGACGGCAAAGAAACCTCGACCCTCACCTTCTCATCCTCCGATGACATTCCGCTCCATGACATCGCCTTCATCGCACAGGACAGATCAGGGCACAGACGAATCGTAGGGGCTCTCGAAGCCCCCTTCCCCATGGTTGCCGTCAGTGAATCGACCGGCGGTTCCGCCGCTGACCGGCGCGCGACCACATATACAGTCACATGGGCAGGCAGACCAGCGCCTGTTGTCATCTGGATGGACGATGACAACAGACTGCCTATTCGATAAAAATAATTTCCTACTCGTTTTTGATTATAGATTGTTTATTTGTAGTATTCAGATTGCTATGCAGACCGTCGCCGTGAGGCGGCGGTCTGCGCATTTATCAGCTCACAACCCATTCTTTACGTCTTTCCCGTGACATTCACACCTTCTTACCTTTGCAATGTATAACTCACTTTTCTTATGGTTAAAAATTACGATCTCCGACTCAAAGGTTTCGTAGGTTACTGGGATTTCGACTCAGACTACGTCGATTACATTCTCGATAAATTCGCTGACCGCAAGGTGGATGTCCTCATTGACTCAACCGGCGGACAGCTTGCATCAGCACTCTCGATCTCAGCCGCATTCAAGAACCATGGCGACGTTCATGTACACTTCGTATCCATGAATGCGTCAGCCGCTACCATCGCATCACTCGGCGCGAAGGTAATCACGATGGACTCTCAGGCTCATTATCTCGTGCACCGCTGCTCTGCATACATCTGCTCATTCGACAATCTCAATGCCGAACAGATTGAAGCGAAATGTCAGGAACTCCAGAAGACCAAGGCAGACCTCGAGAAATTCGACATCTCCATCGCCGCCGCATACGCCAGACGATGCAAAAAATCGGTTGAAGAGCTTCATGCTCTTATGGCAAAAGACACATGGCTCACAGCAGAAGAAGCACTCGCATGGGGATTCATCGATGAAATCACAGATTTCGACGAAGATCCCGAACCGGTTCTTGACGATGTGACGGCACTCGCCTTTGCTCAGAACGGGATTCCTGTTCCCGCTGCACTCCAGCGCAAACAGACGGAATCATCTTTCGCAAACCGCATTCTTTCAAAGTTCGGCACAAGGAGCAGAACTAAAAACGCACATAAAAATGTCAAACCATCTAATAACTCAACAGTCATGAATCAGAAAAACGACGGCACCGGAACAGAAACTACTCAGCCTGTTGCCGAAGACACATCCAAAGATGTGATCGCAGCAAAGGATGCCGAGATCAAAAAACTTAAAGACCGCATCGCAGCTCTTGAAAAAGAACCAGCCGACAGCCACAAATCGGTGGTCGAGTCTCCCAAAGCGGACAATTCGCCGCAGTCGGACTATGTCGCAGACATGAAGAAAGCTGTTGACTTGTTCAAATCGCTTCCCTGACGGGCATCAATGCCACTGACTTACAGATTTATCCCATTACTTAACTTAACTTAACTTACTTATCATTTCATGGGCAAACTTAAATACAACACGGAAGATTACCAGAACGCAGCGATCACAGCCGAGAAAGAACTTCTCAAGATTCCCGTAATCACCCTTCGCCAGTCCACAAAACACATGACAGTCCGCCGTGGAATCCGGGGAACTGTTCTTGTCGGTGCCGAAGACGTCTCCGGCGCAGAAATGGCACCATACGTCAAAAACCGTAAATCGGATGTGAATCTCGACCTCAACCTCAGACCGCTGACCACATACTTCAGCTCCGTCAATGCCGAATTCGATCCCAACGAGGCGATGAACACACTGCTTGATCATCAGGCAAACAAAGCGATGGACGGAGAACTCGCAAACACACCTACGGCAAAAGAAGTTCTCGCGCTCATCGCCAAAGGAGTGCTCAGAAACGCGCCTTTCGCCGTCTGGCGTGGCGTGCGCAATCCCAAAGGCAACACTACAATGGATATCGCGGACGGATTTGACACCATCACGAAGAAAGACATCGAATCCGGGGAAGTCTCGCTTCAGAACGGCAACTACTTCGAGCTCGACGAACCCATCACAAAGGAGAATGCCTACGAAGTCATCACAGGACTTGTATCCCTGCTCGATGACACTCTCCGTGAAAAGAAATGTTACCTATACTGTTCTAAGGCAATCTCGGACGCATACAACACCTCATACAAAAACAACAGCAAAGGGATATCATATAACGGCAAATTCGAACAGACCGTCGTGGAAGGTTCAAACGGAAACCTCATCATCTGCCCTCAGACTGGAAAACGCGACTCCGAATTCATACACATATCCGTCGAGGAAAATCTACTCGTCGGAGTAGACCAGGAGTCGGACGAGGAAAACGTACGCGTCAAGGATTATCAGCCGGACACGCTCACATTCATGATGCGCATGTTCCTCGGATTCCAGTTCCGCACTGTTCACAAATCATTCTTCTTTGCTGTCAAGCTCAAGTCCACGTCCCAGGACGGAGAGGTGGAGCCTTAGACAACACTCAACTATGCTGAAAATTTAATTTTTTACACTATGTCAAAGAAAAAATGCATGGGACTCCAGGAGTCCATAGGCTGGTGCGAGGGAACCCCCGAACCCGCCGGCATACGCCGCCGCGCATATTACATATCGATGGCAGACTGCCTTAACCATCCGAAGATACCCGTTGACGAAGACGGTCGTCCCACCTCGTCGATCCTCACCGGGCAGTTCGTTCTCGCAGCGGACAAGACATTCAAATATCTCGATTTCCTTCCGGAGAAGTCCCAGTTCCAGTCCGATCCGCAAGGAGATTACCCCAACCAGACACAACTCGATAAACTGACCATGGTTCACCCGGGCGTGGGTCCGGAAGCGACAAACGCCTGCGTCTACATCAACAACACGCGGTGCTTCTTCCTGTTTCAAGACAAAAAAGGCAGATGGAGACTCGTCGGAAACCCGGACTTCGAGTCAAAGAACACCGTCGCCCAGGACCTTGGTCAGGGAGTGACAGGGTCGACATCCACCACTATTGCGGTCGAAGCCTCGAACCTCGTGTCGGCGCCATTCTTCAACGGTGTGATCCTTACTGAAGAAGGCGAGATTAACATCACTGACGATGAACAGACGGAGCCAGCCGCGTGAATGCCTGATGTCGCTTGATGTCTCCGGGGATTTCTCCCCTCGAGACATCAGCGACTTCTCCGTTCCCGATCTGAATCCCGACAGACTCGACATCTTTGCCAGACGCGCCCGCAAACCGTGGCTCGCCTGTCAGTCAGATGCAGCACGATGCGACTTTGCCGACGGCAAAGCGCACATCGCACTGCGCAACGGAGGTTTCAGGACGCTCACGCTATGGCGCAAGTCTCAGCACGGACGGACTCTCCTCGAGATCAAGGAAGACCCGAAGATGATCCCGTTTGTCGCACACAAGATGGCGGAATTCATTTCTTCCGTCATGGGTTCCCGACTCGACCCGGAGACTTTCGCAATCATTACGACACCCAAGCGCAGACACAAAGTCAACAACTTCGCATCTCTCTGCGCCGAATACATCGGGAAACTGCTCGGCATCCCCTTCTATGAAGACGTAGCCGTCGCAAGATCGCATCTCCGCGTAAACGCAGTTTTTGAATTCAACAACATTCCGTCACACAGAAATCTCATTGTGTTCGATGACTTCGTGACATCCGGACAGACTCTGTTCTCGATGAAAAAACTGCTGGATACAAAAAACTTCAACTGCATATATTTTGCCGCAGTACACAACAAGATATGATAAAATACAACTTCAACGCAGTAATCAAGGCATGGCTCGATGCCGCGCCTGAAGACAGGAACCTCGCCCATGGCGCGACAATCCTTCTTCAGCTTGACGGAAACAAGATCCGGCACAACAACATCATGCGCAATCTCGGACGCAACGCCGGACTTATTGAATCGGAACTCAGACGGCATTACGAACTACGCGTGAACCGACCGTCCGAAGAAGACAAGGAAAAGATCCGCAAAGAGGCGAAAGACCTTCTTTCGGAAAAATTCAGCCATAAATCCGGAAACACGGCAGCAGCCTTCAAAGCCGGCAGACGCGCCGACCATGACACACTGCCCGAAGAAATACAGTCGCTGTATCGGAAAAACCTTGAACTCAGGCACTCAATGCAGCAGCTCCACCTTCAGATCCGGACTCTGCTGAAATCCAGGAAAGACTGCGCGCCGCAAGATCTGAAAGACCTTTGCGCGCTCCTGAAAAAACAGGATACGGAATACCGCCTGAACTGGAAGAAATATGACGATTACGGAAAAGAATGAAACGCGGTGATGACATATCAGGACTGATACGCCCTCTCGCGCAATGCCAGTCTCAGGTCCTGCTTACAAACAGACTGCAGGTAGCCGACATCCTCGACTGGATCCTCGCCCAGGTCGGCGTATCCGACATATACCAGACCACATTCTCAGTCTCGGAAGAATTTTTGCGCCGGCTCTACTTCATCCGCCGAAACGGACTGATTCGCAACGCATCGCTCATAATCGACCACAAGGCATCCAACAAGACTGTAAAGCTCTGGATGTTCATATCTCAGGTATACGAGTCCGCCTTCATGACAGACAACCATTCAAAAATCCTACTTGTCGAAGCTCGCGATGGCAGGCGCGTTTCTGTTGTCACCTCCCAGAACCTCACGCGGGGAAACCGCTTTGAATCTACACTTATAACAACATCTCCGCAGATATTCTCTGACCTCCTTGCAGAGTTCCGGAATATCTCGGAATATCACTCAGTACCGCTCGATGAGATACTCGGATCAAGAATTGAAGAAAATTGAGGAATGGGCACAGATATACCTCCCTGTCTCAGACATGGCGGTAATCCTCGATGTCCCGCCGGAAACTCTCCGCGAGGACATACGCGACAAAACCAGCCCAGCATATAAAGCATACCACCGCGGAAAAGTACTCTCCAAAGTACAGCTCAGGACACAGGAGATGAAGCTCGCCCGCATAGGATCGCCTCTCGCTCTCGACAACACACGAAAGAACCTTCTCGACATGGAAGATGACGAATGACAAACTGTAAAACCGACTCTCGATATGCTCAACTCTGTAGAATACATCCCGCTTGCAAAAGCCAACGCAGCATTTATTACAGACTCATCGAAGGTATTTCGCGAACAACGCGAAATATCTCCGCGCCACATTTCAGACAACATCGAATACATCCCGTGGGGCGGCGATGACATGATGCCGTACGACATCATGGAACTCTTTGAAAAAGACGAGACTCTGGCGACCTGCAATATCTTCAACTCGGAAGTATGCTACGGCGCCGGTCTGCAATACGACACTATGGCATGCGACCTCAATATGAAGCAGCGCATCGAAGACTTCTGCGAGACTAACGACCTTCCCGAACTATTCTTCGGACAGTCCCAGGACTTCAAGATGTTCGGCTTCGCGGTCTCGGTCGTCATTCTCTCCAAAGACAGGAAATCAATCGCTTCTGTCGCAAGACGCGAGGCGTGCTACTGCCGCTTCTCTGTCGCCGACAGAAACGGCTGCATCCCATACGTATATTATGCGAACTGGAGGCTTCCAGGTCTCACTGAAGAAGACATCGAGACCATACCGCTGCTCGACAGGCGCGCGCCTCTCGCAGACCTCAGGGCACGCATCGCGGCAGGCTCGAAAGACTCCAGATTCGCCGTCGTCTCACGAATACCCACCGTAGACAACACATATTATCCGATTCCATATTACGCCGCTCTGTTCAAAGGAAAATGGTACAACATCAAGCAGCTCATCGGAATCGCCAAGGAAGCCAAGATCGGGAACTCGGCGCCCATAAAATACCATATAGAGATTTCGGCGTCATACTGGGAAAGGCTCTTTCAGGCGGAAGGAATAACAGACCTTGAGAAACGCAAAGAACGCGTTGTCGAAGAAAAACAGAACATCATCGACTTCCTGACAACAGCCGAGAACTCCGGCAAAGTCTGGTTCTCTCAATACTACGTCACACCCGACGGCAGGGAAAACCACGATGTCGTCATACACAAGATCGACGACTCCAAAGAAGGCGGCGACTGGTCTACAGACATACAGGAAGCCGTGAACATGATATGCTTTACGATGCGCGTGCACAGCAATCTTGTCGGCTCCGTACCAGGCAAATCCCAGTCAAACAACTCCGGATCCGACAAACGGGAACTTCACACCATCGCTCAGGCGGCTCAGAAACCATACCGCGACATGCTCTTCAAGCCTCACCGGCTTATCATAGCGTTCAACGAATGGAAAGGCGCAAAGCCGGTATGCCCGTTCATACAGTTGACAACACTTGACCAGCACTCGGACGCCAGGCTTAACCCCGGCTCATGATCCCTACACATATGGATGCGATACACATCTCCACGGCACGGCGCATAATGGAAGAAAACGAATTTTCCGTTTCCTTCCTTACAGCTGCCGGAGAGATACGGCACATCGACCGTGCCGTGTCTCTAAGATACGACTACCTCACAGGTACACGGAATATTAAATGCCTTTTCGATGACAGACCGCCGAACATACGCAGGATCCGCGATGTGTTTATTTATGAAATCAATGACATCGAAGTTTACATCTGACACCTCATAACAACTTACAAATGTACGACTCCGGACTCGAAGCATGCCGCAACGACCTCTATACAGATTCCGAACAACTGTATAGAAAATATCCCGACGCTCTCGCAAGAAAAATCGAACGCGTCCGAGAAATGCACCAGTGGTTTCTTTCTAACCCCGCTGCAAAAGACGCGGTATTTGTTTCCGAATGCGTCTCACGCTTCGGCATATCGAGACCTACCGCATACTCGGACCTGTCGATAGTTAAGGCGCTGCTGCCTCATCTGAGCTCTTCATCGAAAGAATTCGACAGATGGCGCTTCCGCCAGATGACTTTGCGCACATTCGAGATCGCCGAAGCTCGCAAGGACGCAAGATCAATGGCTCAGGCTGCCGCAAACTACGCCAGATACCTCAACATCGACAAAGAGGATGAATCCGACATCCCGGTTGACCAGATCATCCCGCAGCCGTTTGTGCCGACCGATGATCCCTCAGTTCTCGGAATCAGACAGATTCCGAACATCCGGGAACGCATCCGTGAGCTTACCGAAAAATATATCAAGGAAATTCCAGACATAGAAGATATCGAGGCTGAAGACGCGGACCTGGACGAGAACAACCTTTTCGGTCCGCTTCCGGAAAATCCGGACACTCTTGACCCAGTTGACGCATAGACATGGAAAACCGCATATATTTCAACGATGTTCAGCGACGCGTGCAGCTCATAGCCGCACGCACATCTGTCATAGTTGCCGGACGCCGCACAGGAAAGACAGACTCCATCGCCTCCCCATTCTCATTGCGCAACATGCAGCGCATGCCCGGTTCCGGAGGCGGCATAGTAGTACCTACTTTCAAACACGGTCTGACAAACACCATCCCCGGAATGCTCGCCGCTTGGGAACGGTGGGGATACCGTGAAGGCATCCACTATGTCGTAGGTCGCAAACCTCCTAAATTCTTCAAAGACCCGATTATAAAACCTCGCGAGAACGAACACCTCATCCACTACTGCAACGGATCTTTCGCATACATCCTGTCTCAGGATCGCGCTTACTCGGCAAACTCCCTTACTCTCTCATGGCTCCTCATCGATGAAGCAAGGTTCATCGATTACGAAAAACTAAAAGGCGAGACATTCCCCGCACTGGGAGGTATCAAGGCAGACTTCGGACACAAGTCTTGCTGGAACTCGATGATGGTGCTCTCGGACATGCCGCAGACACAGAAAGGTTCCTGGTTCCTCAGATACCGCGAACAGATGGATCCGAAACTTATCGGAGTCATCGAAGGGGCGATATACGAATACTGGAAAATACGCTCACGCATCATCGGCATGAGAAAGAAAGGAGTCGAGCCGCCAGCATACCTGAAAGGATACCTGCGCCGCCTCGACCGGGACCTCAACCGGCTGCGCTCTCAGGCGACTTATTACAAAGAATACTCATCCATTGAAAACATCGCTCTTTTGGGCGAAGACTACATACGCAAAATGAAACGGGATCTTACTCCGAAAACATTCCAGACATCCATACTCTGCCGTCGCCTCGGAATTGCAAAGGATGGCTTCTACTCCTCGATGAGAGAGAAACACAAATACGATGCCTCCGATTACGACTACCTCGAGGAACGTTTCTATCAGAACGACTTCTCGGCAGACATGGACTCAAGATCCGACGCAGACGTTGACCCGAACGCGGCGATATGCATCGGGATGGACTTCAACGCAAACATAAACTGGATCGTGGCTGGTCAACCGGACAGGGAAAACCGCAGACTCAACGTCATCAAATCCTTCTACGTAAAATACGAACGCAAGATCACGGAACTCGTCGCCGATTTCTGCGACTACTACATCTTCCACCGCAATAAAAGAATAATCTTTTATTATGACGCAACCGCCCTCGGATCAAACTACGCGGTCAATGACCTTGACTTTCACAAAGTCGTCGTTTCATCTTTCGAAAAAAGAGGATGGTCGGTCGATTCCATATACCTCGGAGCACCCATGAAGCACCATGAGAAATATCTTCTCATCAACGAGGGTTTCGCCGGTCGGAACCGCCTCGAGCCATTCTTCAACCGTCAGAACAACGACGACCTGATTCTCGCAATCCAGACCGCCGAAGTCGAACGGGGACGGAACGGTTTCCGGAAAAACAAATCCGGCGAAAAACTCAAGGAGACTGAAGAAAACCGTCTCGAACTCCGGACAGACGGCACCGATGCGTTCGACAACCTCTATATCGGCTGTGAACGCTTCCCGCGCTCCTCCGGCACCGGCTTCTTCTTCTCAGGCGGAATTTACTGATTGACACACATATTTGGAGTTTTGTGTAATTATTTATACATTTGTGTGTTAATTATCTTACATATGACCAACAATTATCTATCAGACGGAGGGTTGTATTTCTCTTCTTCCGTCCCTGAAGTTTACTTGGATTTCGAAGATTCGTATTCATACGACTCGTTCCTTATCTCGCTGGAAACACTCGGGGAAGTAATTTTCAAAGCTTCTTACCGCACTTCGGAACGCAACGCCTGCCGGGCAATTGACATTGCCGACATCATACATACGCACATGAAGTGTCACAACCTTGCATATGCGGATGTAAAAATATGCTGGTACGATCCTGACCAAGTTCTTATAGGAACCAGGAACGCATCGGTAATCTTCTCATCCGCAAGATTCCTTGAACCTGCGGACTCTGTTCTGCGGCAATCCTTCCTGTCGGATTTTGACTCACTTGATGTTCCGGAATCGTATTCGGGAACCCTCACGTTCTTCGAGCCGGTGCCGGTGCCGGAAACCGGATCCTGCTTTTTCGAGATTTACAGCGATTCAGGATCTTTCTCGATCCCGGCGGATCTCACGGTAAGACAGGGGTTCAACACTATCGTAATCGATGTCAGGGATATAATGCGGCAAGCCGTCGATTCCTTTCATGCCTCATCGGAATTCATCCCGACAATGATTCGTGTCCGCGCCGGAGACAGGACTTTTGACTTCTTTATCTCACGCATAAATCCAGCAGCCTTGATATATTGCCGCAACTCCTTCAATCTTGAATGTGTGGTTCCGGTTTTCGGTTCATGGCAAATCAAGAACGAAAAGAAAGCGGAGACAGCCTATGTACGAGGCATTCCGGCATTCTACGGTCTCACGGCGGATTCCTCCGTCGAGATTACCTCTGAACCGATGGATGCCGAATCCCTGTCGCAATACCTTTTTCTCGGAACGTCGCCTCAGATCGGGATAGCGCTGCTGTCCGGAAGGACGGCATACGTTCACGATGCCGTCATAACATCATCAAACGCATCCATCTGTTCCTCAGGCGATGAAATGCAGCAGCTGAAGCTAACCCTTTCAATCTCCGGACCCTACGGTGTCATCAGGCTTACCAGATCCGGCTTCCGGATATTCAACGATATTTTCAACAAATCCTTCTCCTGACAGAAAAATCATGACAGACGAAATTTTACTCCGGCAGTTGCCTAACTTCATCGCCACCGGATATAACGAGACAAAACTCATCGACCGGATCTCCCCCTCCGTCGACATCGCCTCGGCATGGACAGACACACACGTCTCGCCGAGGAGCATCCTTGAGGGTTTCCCGGAACTGACCGCCATGCACGACAGCATCACCGCATCAAGGGCACTGTTCCTTGCCGCTCCGTTGCTCGATGTCACAATGCATCCCAACGGTCTCGCCGTTGTCAATACAGACTCCATGGCACCGGCTTCCGCCGAACGTTCCAAAGAATTCCGTAACGCCCTCGACCGCCAGACGATACTTTTAGCAGACAATCTTGTCAACAAGATTACCGCTTATGAGCTTCTTCCTTATGAAGAAAACCCTTTCCGTGAAATCAGAAAGGAATGGAAAAAAACATTCCCGGCAATAAACTTCTGGCTCGGAACAGTTTTTCAGTGCCTCGGGCAGATCATAGAATTTTTTCACACATCATACGATACCGCTCTTGTCTTTCATCTTGTCAGCAAAATAAAGGCACGCGAAAACCATATCGCGGAACATTATATTTCTCCCGAACTTCTGGAGGTGCTGAGAAGCGAAGACTATCCGGATTTGTATATCACGGAATACTCATCCCTGCTGTATTATCTTCGGTCGGCAATCGCCGAATCACTACGTGAACCGGACTCTTCCCTGGATCCGGACAAAATGAGGCATATCGTACAACTTATACGATCAGAACCGGACGCATTCGCTGTGTGGCACTTATCCGCCACTGCGCGACTGTTCGACCCTCCCGTATTCCGGAACAATAAAAAATCCGGAGGTTACTTTTTCTGAAAACCGTTTTTATCTTTTTAGCATATGAAAATATTCGTCCCCAAATCATATTCCGAACTCACGGCAGCGCAATCACGCTGGCTTTTCAGGACTCTGGCAAAGAACCCCGAACTGAATTCAGTCGAATTCAAGACTTTCGCATTTCTTAGATTCGCCGGACTTCACGTCATTACAAAAGACTACGAATCCGGTGACTTCCTGATCAAACTCGGCAGGTCAATCTTCCACATCGATGCCGCGCAGATCGCCGGAGCGATTCGTCATCTCGACTGGACGCTCTTCCCGCCGGCACGCCCATGGCGGCCCGACCGGATCGCATGGCGCAGACCGACGGACGCAGACTTCTCGGATGTCGACTTTAAGACATACATCGCAGTAGACAACCTCTACCAAGGATATCTCCAGACTTACGACCTCGGACTCATCCGCAGAATCGCCGACATGCTTGTGCCGGCTCCGCACCGCCCGTTCCGCGACTGGGAACTTGCCGCCGTATTCCACTGGATAGCCTCGGTCAAAGACTTCTTCGTAAAGAAATTCCCCCATTTCTTTTC